GTGCAGCGGATATTACGTTCGTAGCTTCGATTTTTGCTGGCGGAATAGCCAGTTTCGGGCTAACCACTTCTAACGGAAAAAACGGCAATAGCAAAGGACCAGTTAAATGTTCAGAATGTCAAAAGGCAATAAAATGAAAAAATTTATCTTTATCATAGCTTTGTTATCACCCACAATAGCTTATGCAAACACCGTGACTCCTCAGTGGTCGCAAGGAAGTATGCAGTCTACTACTAATACTACTCAGACAATAACCGAAACTCGTAATACCAAAGTTTATGGGTCAGAGTTAAAAACCTGGTCAGGTACAAACGTAACCCCATCTGGAGATATTACTGACTCAGCAACAACCTTCTCAGTTACAGATAACACCCAAGCATGGCAACTAGAGACAACAAACAGAGCAGCTGGTCTAATCGAGGAAATAGACGCAGTAATAAACATAAATACTACTGCTACTACTACTTCATTATCAGTCTTCTCTCAATAAATCCAATATTTGCAGAAACAACCAATAATTCAAACCCTGTAGCAGCTGCAACGTCCAATAATACTAACCAATCAGTTCAATTTAACAACAATGGTGGACCTTCACGACAGTATTTTGGCAGTGGTTACAGCTGTAATGGTTCAACAATGACATTTTCACCCTTCTACATGGGCAACGATACGCAGCCACAGACTGAAGACGGCTATGTCATATCAGAAAATTGGGGCATGCAAATAAATTTTATGGTTCCACTAAATAGACGAAGTATAGAGCAGTGTTTGTCACTGGCTAAACGCCAAGAAGAGAAGCTACGACTAGATTATGAGCTTGTGCGGGCACTCAAGTGCTCCGAATTGATGCGTCAGGGCTTCATGATCCGTCCAGGAACCAGAGTTGCACATATGTGTAACGACATCATACCTATCAGTCAATACTTAAAAGAAAACAATGTTAGCACTCCTAAAACCAATCGTTTTAACATTCTTAAAAAGCGATAAATTTAAAGTTTTTGTTGTAGATTTACTAGAAAAATTAGTAGAACAAACCGACAATGAGCTTGATAATAAAGCATTAGAAATAGTCAAAAAAGGTTTAGATATTAAATAATGAAAAAAGCAACTGAAGATCAGTTTAATGAACTGCATCAGTTGGTCACAAAAGAGTTTTTAGACAGAGTTAAGAGTGGTGAAGCTACCACTCAAGATTTAAAAGCAGCCTGTGATTGGCTGAAGACTAATGATATTAGCGGTATTGCTTACGATGGTAACCCTTTAGCAAAATTAGCAAGTGTTTTACCTGAAGTAGACCCTGAACTTGTACAAAGGAGACTTTATGGCAAAAACCGCTGATTTTTATAAAAAAAATGCTGATGCTAGAAAGAAACGTCAAGCACAACAGTCTAGATATAACAAAACTGAAAAAGGTAAAAGCTTAATAGCTAATGCAAAAAAACTTAGAAAGAAACTTGGAATACCAAAAGGTTCAAAGATGGATGCAGCCCACTATAAAGGCAGCACTACTGACGGAAGACCACAACATAGATCTAAGAATAGACAAAGCAGAAAAAAAGCATGACACCTTTACTACCTAGTCCTAACCATTACTTACAAAACCTAATAACAATGACAAGTTCAGAATCTAAACGGCTCTGGAGAAGAGCTATAAAAGAGCACTTCAACTGTCAATGTGTTTATTGCGGAAACTTTTATGAATTACACGAACTTACACTCGATCATGTCAAACCTAAAACATATGGTGGAGAAAACTTACAGTCAAACCTTGTACCAGCATGTACAAAATGTAATCAGGACAAAGGTAGTAACTACTGGCTAAACTGGATGCGTTCACGCTTCGGATATAAGCCACAAAGAGAGAAAAGAATATTAGATCACATAGCCTATGAATGACGTTTTAAACGCCTTACAGGGGGATTTCAAGCTGTTTCTGCAAGCCTTATGGGAACAGCTTAATCTACCTCAACCTACAAGAGCACAATACGCTATTGCAGACTACTTACAACATGGTCCTAAACGATTACAAGTACAAGCCTTTCGTGGTGTTGGTAAATCTTGGATTACTGGAGCATTTGTTCTTTGGACTCTGTTCAATAACCCAGAAAAGAAAATAATGATAATTTCTGCATCTAAGGAAAGAGCAGACAATATGAGTATCTTTTTACAGAAACTAATTATCGAAACAGCCTGGCTAACACACCTACAGCCTAAGAGTGATGACGCACGTTGGTCACGCATATCTTTTGATGTTAACTGTGCACCTCACCAGGCACCCTCAGTTAAGTCTGTCGGTATTACTGGTCAGTTAACTGGATCTAGAGCTGACCTGATGATTCTTGATGATATTGAAGTACCAGGTAACTCTATGACAGAACTAATGAGAGAAAAACTCTTACAGCTCTGTACTGAAGCCGAATCTATACTTACACCTCATGATGATAGTCGCATTATGTATCTGGGAACTCCCCAGACCACATTTACTGTATATAGAAAACTTGCTGAAAGAAACTACCGCCCTTTCGTATGGCCAGCTAGGTTTCCTAAAAATTCTACGCCATACGAAGGTTTATTAGCACCACAACTACAAGAAGATATTGATAAAGGAGCAGAAGTTGGAGAATGTACAGACCCAGATAGATTCGATAACGAAGATTTATTGGAAAGAGAAGCAGCGATGGGAAGGAGCAACTTTATGCTTCAATTTCAACTCGATACAACCCTTAGCGATGCTGAGAAGTTTCCTCTTAAAATTGCTGACCTTATCGTTACTTCTGTTAATCCTACTAAAGCACCCGAAAATATCGTCTGGTGCTCAGACCCTAGAAACGTCATTAAAGATTTACCCACCGTGGGACTTCCAGGAGACTACTTCTATTCACCTATGCAATTGCAAGGAGAATGGTCTGAATATAGTGAAACCATTTGTGCTGTCGATCCCAGCGGACGAGGAACAGATGAAACGGCAGCTTGCTATCTATCCCAAAAGAACGGCCTCATCTACTTGCATGAGATGCGAGCCTACAGAGACGGGTACAGTGATAGTACCTTGCTTGACATACTAAAAGGTTGTAAAAAATATCATGCCTCAACCTTAGTAGTAGAAACTAACTTTGGAGACGGAATAGTAAGTGAACTTTTTAAAAAACATATTCAACAAACAAAACAACAAATACTTATTGATGAGGTTCGTGCCAATGTTCGGAAGGAAGACAGAATTATCGACTCGCTTGAACCTGTACTTAACCAGCATCGTCTTGTTATTGACCGTGGGGTTATTAACTGGGATTACAACTCGAACTCAGAAAGTCCACCTGAAAGTCGGCTCCTATACATGCTCTTCTATCAGATGAGCCGTATGTGCCGTATGAAGTATGCAGTTAAACATGATGACAGACTTGATGTCCTAGCTATGGGTGTTAAGTATTTCACAGATGCTCTGTCTATTTCTGCACAAGACGAAATTAAACTTCGTAAGAGACAAGAATGGGAAGACATCCTAGACGCTTTCCTAGACGATCCTCAAGCTTCCGCTAACCACCTAGTACTTGGACTGAACATGGAACAGAGACAACAAGCTCTAGGTAACGCTGACGGGAACTCAGTCCCTAACTGGTAAATTTAGAGGTCGGCATAAAAGGGGAAAGGAGAAGGGTGGACTTCTTTTCCTGTAGAAGGGAGACAAACTCCCTTTTACTTAATATGGCTGAAACATATTACTTAAAACATCTCCCCTATCTCCTCTAACTAAGGTAAGGATGAGGTGATAGATATCACGTAATAACACTATATATACTATCTATGCCTAAGTTAAAACTTAATAGCTTCAGACGTATCTACAAGAGTCTAAAGACTCCTTGGACACCTATTAATTGGTTGATACTTGGTTACTTGATTGGGTGGGAGGAGCAGTATATAAACTTTAAAACTAAACATACTGTGGATGAAGCGATTGCTAATTATAACGCAACTGTATCCACTAAAGAAACAAAGCCTGAAATAGTGATGAAAGAGGTAGAGGGTGGATGGGAGATGTCTATAGGTCAAGTCGATAAAAAATGACATAAATTTCTCAAGGCATATATAAACGCACGGCCAAGGACGTACCCCCCTGGCGGGGTGGCCGTTTTTGCTGTCGCTAGTCTCTTAGACTGGCGATAAAGTCAGTCATAGCAAGGGTTTACAGCTATATTTTACAGCCAAAACCACAAAAACCGCACAAAACAAAGCCTTAATTATTGATTTTTTTGGGTCAATCCAGGGGTGGCGGCACGGCCCGAACCTGTAGGAATAAGGGGCGATCTGTTGCGATTTAATATTAAGTATAAATACTGTACGGTTACTACTACTTTATAATTGATAGCTTTAATGGAAGGGTTATATTAGGTTACACTCAATTACGTTGTTAAGTGATACTAATTATTACTTACGAGCCGTAAGGCCTAGACCTAAAGCAATTGGTCAACTAAATAACAGTTGAGACAGTGCAACTATTAACTAAAGACGGGAAGATTAAATTAGAACCGTGACACTGTAACCGCTCGCTAGCGTTTGAAATAAGCATTAAGAGTAAGTACCCAGGCTTACAAATTGGTTCGAGTCCAATTCTCTTACTTAGCACTTAATTAATTATTAAATGTGCTATCTATTCCAAACTAACCACCCATGAAAAACACTAAAGAACTAAGAAAACTCAACAATTATTTAGATACTTTAGATAAATCAATGTTTGAAATGAACACTGAAGAGTTAAAAGATTTAAATAAAAAACTAAAAGATTCCTTAAAGGTTATTAAAAGTTTAAAGAGCCCTTGTTAATTCTTATTTCACACTACCCAA